GGGCTGGAAATAGTACGCAAAAAGAAAGAACTATTCGTGTGAATGAAGCTCCAACGATTCCAGGAACAGAGCTATATGATTGAGTAAGAATACCGCTTTGACGTTCTGAGAACAAATCGAATGTGATATCAAAGTTCTTCCACAAGGTTGCATCAACACCTAAGTTAAAGATGTGTTTGTGCTCCCATGTAGCGTCTTTGTTTGCCAACATCAAAGCTCTAAAGCCTGAACTGTTGTTAGAGTTCACCCCGAACAGGTAACCACCATTGCTCTTATACACTGCATCGAACAAGTGTCTGCCTTGTGTTTGGTCGTTTCCAACCCACAACCCCCTACCCACTAACCACTAATCTCCTGCAAAAATAAAAAGCCCTTTCCATTTCAGAAAGGACTTTCTTTTTTGCCATTAATCATTGCTGACATTAATCATTAACTTCTCTATCTCTTTCACTTGTAGTTTCATTTGCTCCACTTCTTCCCGCTTTCTGGCAATCTTCTCCTGAAGCACCCATAAGCTCCTCCCGCTCATGCCCTCTTCACGCTTCGCTTGTTCCTCCCACTTGGCAAGGCTCTTTTCACGAGAGACAATATTACTCCGTAGTGTATTACGCCTTTGCACCAGCTCCACGGGGGTAAGGCGGCTGTAATCCTCTCGCACTGGCTCAAGGATCCGCTTATGATCACGCCAATATTGCAGCACCACATCGTAGTTATCCATAGCCTCAAAGAGCTGCCAGAGCTGCCGCTGTAGCTCCCGCGCTTTGTCCTCCTCTTCCATAGGTATGGCATTCAGTGTAAGTTTCAGCGAACAAGCACGAAGCCATACCTCCCGCTTGGCCCTATACACCCCATGCAGCGCCACAGGATAATCCGCAATCAAATCCTCCCTTTTCGCCTGCTCCCCACCCTGCTCCCCGCCAACTGTAGGGGCGAATGGCAATTCGCCCTTATCTTTCGCCCGCGGGGGCTCTCCACCCCCGCCCTGTCGTTCTTTGATTAGGCGTCTTACTTTTGCTTCGGCTTCCAAGGAATAGTAAGCAGGAACGCCTCGAAGGTCTCCCCCAAGGCGTTCCAATTCTCTAACCAATTGCCTATATTGTGCTCTATAATCCATGTCTCAGTTGTTAGTGGTTAGTCTTCAGTGGTTAGTGGTTAATCTTCAGTTATCAGTGGTTAATCTTCAGTTATCAGTGGTTAGTTGTTAGTGGTCAGCGTCTGTCCTCTGACTTCTGTCTTCTGACTTCTGTCCTCTGTCTTCTGACTTCTGTCCTCTGTCTTCTGACTTCTGTCCTCTGTCTTCTGTCTTCTGACTACTGTCTTCTGTCTTCTGATTACTGACTACTGTCTACTGACAACTAACAACTAACAACTAACTACTGCCTACTGCCCTCTCTTCATCTCCAGCGCCCGCTCCAAGTACGGCACATCCTTAGGGTACTGCTCCCGCTTTTGGGCGATGAGCTTCTCAAGGGTTGCCGTACCCAGCTCCGAGAAGAGCGCCACAGCCCCCTCTTTCAGTCCCAAGTACTTAAATCCCGTGATGTATAGCACCAAGGCATTGTATGGCACCCGCGAGAGGTCTACGATCTGTAACCCTGCTTGTACCTCCTTCTCTCCTGTGTAATACACACGCCCTCCAGGCAGCAGCACCTCAAAGCACTCCGCCAGATTCGGTTTTAGGCGCTTCACCTCCCCCTCCGCTTTGGAGGGAGAAGCAGCCACCACTTTCTTATTTACTTTTTGATCATTAGCCATAAGTCTCTTTTTACTACTAATCCCTAAAACCTAACCCCTAAAACCTAACCCCTGTTTCCCCCTTCGGGGGCTAGGGGGATTACGCCCCCTCTGCTATGCTTCCTGCATACTTGTACAGCTTGGAGTTCGTGGTGATCTTCAGCGTTACCCCCGAATCGTCTTCGGCTTTCTTGCCCGTAGTCGCATCGGCCGAGTCCATAAAGGCAGGGTTCACCTTCGTTCCCACTACCCACAACACCCCAAGGGCATCAGGCACAACAAAGATCATCGGAACGTTCTTGTAGCGCCCGATAAAGTCGAGCACCTTGTCCGAAAAGCGTGGAATCTTTGCCTCAAGGTCTGTCTTCGATTTCTTGTTCCCCGCGTTGCCCACAAGGCTCATTTTCAGTTCGTTCTCATTGATTTGCAGGTCTATCCCCTTCCACGTCTTTCCAGTGATAAGGGTCAGGTTTGCGTCCTCTATAGTGTTAGCCTTGCCCAGCTCCCCCGTGTTAGGCGGGAGCACACACTTGTCAAGGAAGGCCGTAGGCGCATACAGCACACGCGTACTGATACCCCCACTCACCTCGTCGTTTGGACAGCTGTCCAAGCTCTCAAACGGAGCATTATCAAAACAATTTGTTGCCATTTCTTTCTATTTTTTTAGTTTATTCTTTTATTAGTGGTCAGTAGTTAGTTGTTAGTTGTTAGTTGTTAGCTTCTGACTACTGTCGTCTAACAACTAACCCCTAACCACTAACAACTAATCCCTAATCCCTAACAACTATAAGCGCGCTTCCCCCGCCTATGAGCTGTACGAGCGCTTCCTCGTCTGCGGCCAACTCTTCCTGAGTGTAGCGCTCCCCGCCAAAGAGGATCTGCAAGGGTGCATCGTCAGCAAACTGGTACTGCCTTCCACGAAAGGAAAAAGCATGCCCCGCTCTCTTCTCCTCCAACACCTTGGGGGCAGCTGCTCCCTCTTGGCCTGCCTCTCTCTCGGCAAGGGCATGCGCTCTTTGGTTAAGGGCTTTTTCCCTTTCGTCGAGAGCTAACTCTCGTTGGTTAAGGGCTTTTTCCCTTTGGTCAAGCTTCACAGCCATATCGTTCAGGTCTGATTCCTTGCGATCTGCGGCCGCTTCTCGCCCGCTCAGCTCCGAAGCACGCCCCTCAAGGAGCGCTTCACGCTCCTCAAGGGTGACTTCTCTGTTTTCGTTATTATCTTTTGCCATATTTGTCTAATTATTATAGATATAGGTTCGGATAGAACAGCTTGTTCTGCGTATCATTGTTCAATCCTCTGTGCTTGCTGGCATCGGCTGTTTCTACGAATAGGTACTGGTTCACCGCAAAATCGTAGCCCAAGTGCCACTGAGAGAAGAGCTTCACTACATAGTCCTGCACCTGCACATCGTCCAATAGCGCGGGATTGTCTTTGCGATCGTACAAGCGGAAGAAGTTCCCATCGTACCACGCTATGATACGCCCCTTCTTCAGTCCTGGCACCCCCACTATGGTACGGCCGTACTTCGTCTTCCCGCGCTGTGGATCCTTGAAGTCTATGTATTGGTTGGCAGGGGTCTCACGCGCCTCTACATAGTCGTTGAACTCTTCCAAAGAGAGGAAGATCGTGCTTACTTTCCCTTGGTCTGGCAACCCTTTTTCAAACTTCGTTACCCTATCCACTATAGTAGCCGAGGAGTCCACGGGAACTAAGAAAACTGGGTTTTCTGTGTCCGCCACCGCTTTGGTGACTACCTCATTGAGCCCATCCATGGTCTTGGTATAGTCTGGAGTAGTGCTCCCTACCTGTGCAGGATCATACTTACCTGTCACTGAAATCACATTCAAGTCCGAGATGATCTTATCCTGCGCCATACGCATGATGTACTTACTGATAGGCATCTCATTGGGCTTCTTCTCCTCTTCGTACAGCTCCTCCACCCAGCTATCATACACCTCGTATGGGTTGATCTGGAAGTTCATTTTCTGTTGGAAGTTCTTAAGCAGTTTCTTCCCAAAAGAAACCTTACCATACGGAGTCCAAGTGTCCGAAAAGGCTTGCACCACGTTCGTCATTAGCACATAAGGAATATGATACTCCCCTTTGACCTTCGGCAAGGTCTTAGCAAATTGGTTCAGTAGGATCTTATCCGAGAGAATCGCCGCTTGTAGCTCAAAAGGGTTTTTCTTCCCATAACGAACCAACTCATTTTTGATTTGGTCTATGTCAATGTTTCTTGCCATATGCTTACTTTTAAGTTATTATTCTATTCTTACAACTGATTGTGCAAATCCTCCATTCGCACTACCCCATCGCTCTCCTGCGGCTCTCGCCCGTCATTACTCGGCTGGGTATGTACGGGACGTTTCTCCCCATACTCCTTGCATGTTTGCCCAAGGGTTGCTATGTCAGCGATCGCGTCCCCATTACTCTTTAAGCTGTTAAGCGCCATTGCCTCGCCAAGGGCTTCACTCAGCGCCTTGCCTTCTGTGGCTACTTTCTCTTGTGCGGCTTTCAGTGTGGCAATCTCTCCCTTCAGCGCAGCCACTTGCTCCGCGCTAGCAGCTTCTTTCTTCTCTGCAAGGGCTGCCTCCACCTTGGCCAGCTGCGAAGTGGTAAGGCTCACATAGGCCTCACCTCCAAAGAGTGGCTTCTTTTCCTCTATGGCACTCCCCAAGAGCGCCGATAACAATACGTATTTCATATCTCACTTATTAAGGTTTCCAAACTCATTATTTCATCCACTAGGCCTACCTCCAGCGCTCCCTTGGGGGTATATACTGCCCCCTTGAATACGCGCCCGTCGTCCTTGATGTCTGCTCGGTACGCTTGCACGGCACTGATAAAGCCTTTAGCCAACTCACTAAGCCGTTCTTTGGCGAGGGTATCATCTCCCGCCACCAAGTCCCGCCATAGCTTGTTCTTTTCACTGCTCTCAGGAGCATACACTTCATAGATTTTGGCACCCCACTTCTCGAACATCTGCGAGTAGTCTTGCGTATGTAGCATAGTGCCAATGCTCCCTATGGCATCAGCAAAGGGACTACTCACTACCTTATCGCAGGCCGCCGCAATCCAATAGGCTGCACTACACATAGACCCATTGGTATAGGCTACGATAGGCTTTTCTATCCCTTTGATGATGTGTGCCAGCTCCGCCGTGCCTGAGATCATACCCCCGCCGCTGTTTATATCCAAGATGATTGCCGATACACTTGGGTGCGCGTCCAACTGCCGAAGGTAGCGCCCATAGCTCTGAGTACCTATATAGTCGTAGGACGTATGCTTGACGATCGCCCCGTATATATCCACCACCACGGGGAAAGTATCCCGCCCGCTAGCACTCCCACTACGCGCCTGCACCTCCAGCTTAGCCTCATAATCCGCCTCCAGCTTCTCAGAAGCCGCAAAAGCATTCTCCTTAAACCCTTTTACAAGCCCAGGAATGATCGAGAGCAAATATTCTTTTTCTATCGCTAATACCATATTTTAGTTCTTAGTTATTAGTGGTTAGTAGGCAGTGGTTAGTGATTAGTGATTAGTGATTAGTGACTAACAACTGACAACTGACAACTAACTATTGTTCTCTGCAAAGGTAATACACCCCTTCCTCCTCCCAAAGGACAGCTTTTTTAATCATTAATCATTGCTGGCATTAATCATTAATCACTAGTCATTCTAAAGGTACAAGGTAAAACCACAATTATACATGCCCGTCCCCTCTTGTGGAATACAAGGAACCTGCGAGCTATCTTTCGCCCAATAGCAATAATAGAGCCGATCATATACTCGCTCCCGATCTAGTCTATTGGGTTGGGAAAAATATCTATATTCCGAAAACTCAAATATCGAAAAGGGTATCAAAAAATTCCCTTTCAACCCCCAATCCTTACTATGGGTCAAAAAGCCGTCAGCAAAATAATCGAATAAACCCGTATCCAAATACAATGCTCTTTGTCCTAACTGGATCGTACCCATTTTGGTAAAAATGCCAAGCCAAGCAGGGGCTATCTCAAGACAGATCCGATACATAAAAAGGGTTTCCACATCTCTATTCTTATACCGATCCCTTACCAAACTTTCCTGTCCCGCAGGCAATCGCATGTATGGGGGATTTGTAAAAATAACCAACCTTTTGCGGTTCTGCTGCACCTCATTCCAAAAAGGAAGCACCTCTAAATCGTCATGTAGAAAGTCAAAACCATACGCCTCAAAGCCTTTGTTCTTAAGTAGTGCTACATCCTCCGCCTCAAGAGTCGTCGCAATCTTTCTTACCCCAGCTGGCAACACCTCCAAAAGAGACCCCTCTCCCGCCGCACAATCCCAGAAAATATACTCCCTTATATCTCCTCGATAACCTATGCAGTCTAATAACCACGCTGCCGCTTTCTCAGCCCACACCCTCGGTGTATAGAATGCACCCGTTGCCTTTCTTCTCTCCTGTGTAAGTATCACCTCTTAATTCGTTTCCAATCATTCATAATATTAGCTACCCTCTTCACTTTTCACTTTTCACTTTTCACTCTTCACTTTTCACTTAATTGGTCGGCGGCAAGAACATCAGCACCCTAAATTTTTCCGTTATCTTCCCAAGCGTTGGGAAAATGATGGTTTGCCCCGTCAGACTAATAGTAAATAGATCCTTCCCCGTACCGTTATCCACGATGTCATCATCTATGGTAAGGCTAAAAGGCTCCCTATGGTTACCCACCACGAGCATCTCCTGAGCCGATACCAGGGCCACCACATACTTGCGCTTTTTGTGCATAGATATCAGCTTCAGCCGCACCTCCTTGCTCAGCTCATACACAGGAAAAGTAACCTTCATATCGAAGTAGTCGTTGTGGTTTTGCTCTTTGATACTGATTTTACGCCCATAGCTGCTGGGGTGTGCCACATGCAGCTTCACAAGGGCAGCATTCGGATCAGGGGTCAGCGCCCTCAGATTTTGGTTAAAGGTAAAACTCGCCGCCTCAAAGAGCAGCACATGGCGGATCTCACGGGTGAAATCCTCCCCTATATTACACAATTCGTAACTCATCTCTTTTAGTTGTTAGTTATCAGTAGTCAGTTATCAGTGGTTAGTGGTTAGTCGTTAGTTGTCAGTTGTCAGTTGCTAACCACTAATCACTAACCACTAATCTCCTGCAAAAATAAAAAGCCCTTTCCACCTCGGAAAGGACTTTTTCTAACCACTAACCACTAACAACTAATAACTAACAACTGTCCCCCTTCGGGGGTTAGGGGGATAACCACTAACGTTTGCTTTTCTCCTTCAGTCTCTCAAAATCCTTTATGGCGCGTCTAAACTCTTTCCCAGCTTTGGCATCAGCCACGATATACGCCTCTATGCCCTCCTCTTGCAGCCTCTCCACGGTACTATTGAGCTTTCCTAATACCTCCGTAAGATTGCTCTCGCGCGCTGGCAGCTCGTGCTGTGAGCTGCGCACTTGTGGCTCTTGCTGCGAGTTGGCCGCTACCTCCCCGCCTGCTTCATACCCCTTGGGCGACTGACCCAAGCGCTTGGCTTCCAGCCACTCCACCACTTGCGCCACTTCGGGATCTTTCTTCAGCCACTGGGGTACCACATACTCATCGCCATGGACGATCCCCGCCACCTCTTGGCCGCTCTCGTCCTTAAAGCCCAAGCCCTTGGTATAACCTCCCCTGGCATAGCTCGGCGGCTGCTGCGCCGCTACGATACCCAATTGCACTGCCCCCATGGCACCTACAATCGCGGCAAACACGCTCCCTGCTATAGGCCCTGCATCCGAATACGCCCGCATGATCCCCGTAGCCGTATTCGCCACAATACTCATCATATTCATCGCCTTTTGCGCTTGGAATTGCTTCACGGCAAGCTCCTTCTTCTTCGCCTGTGCCTCTTCCTCCAACTTCTTCAGCTCCTTCTGATACTGCGCCTGCGATATATACCCTTGGTTGAGCCTTGTCAGCAGCGCCTGCTTCTGCTGCTCTTGGTTCTTGGTATAAGTGGCCAGCTCCTTTTGGTTGAGGTTCTGCTGCAATTGGGCAAACATGCTGAAAGCATTACTCATCGCCCCTACGGCCATATCCACTGCCTTAAAGCGGTTGCTCATCTCATCAAGGTTGGAGAACGTGTCCTCCCAGTCCTTAGCCGAAAAGCCCAGCACATCCACCTTTTCCAGCTCCTGCCCTGCTGCCTTCTCCTCTTTGGCTTCTTTGTTGTTCTTAATATCGTCTAACTTCTCCCGCGCTTGGAGCATCTTATCCTCTATCTGAGTAATGTCCTCCTTAAGCTTCTCCTTAGCCTCCCCCGTGAGCGTGGAGAGGTAACCCATAAGGATTTGTTTCTGCTCTTCAAAGTTCTTAAGGCTCTCCTCCAGTAACTCCTTTTCCGCCTGCACCCTTAGGGCTTTCTTGGCCTGTTCAAGGGTCTTAATCTGCGCCAGCTCCCGCTCCGAGAGTTGGCCTTTTAGCTGTGCCTTGGCATCTTCAAGGCTTTGTATCTCTATGATCTCCTCGGATTTTTGGCGGCGCAGGGCTTCTATTTCCTTACTGCGTTCCTTGACCCTGCGCTCGGCTTCCTTGGCGTGGTATTTCTCCCTGACTTGCAGCAGCTCCTGCTCCTTCTGCTGTTCATAGGCTACCTCTATTTCTTTGTTGAGCTCCATCAGCTTACGCTTTTCGGCTATGGCTTTCTCCCGATTGGGATCGTTACTCTTTTCTGCCGCAAGCGTGCCTATCTCCTGCTCCAGCGTGGCATTTTCTTGTTGCAGCTTGAACTTCTTCTCGTTGTACTTCTGCTCCGTGGTGGCCAGCTGCTTATCTAGGCTCTCTTCCAACCCTTGGGCGATCTCTTTTTGTAGCTCCTGCTCCGCCTCTAACCGCGCCCGCTTAGCCGCCTCGTACTCCTTGGAATAGTCCTTCGCCTTTTCTTTTTTGCCCTTGCCCTCTTTGTCTCCGCCTCCTCCTACAAGAGGAGTATCACTGGTGTCTGCCCCCTCGGTACTGCCTTCTACTTTCTTGGCCTGCTCCTTCATCAGCTGGTCTGTGGCTGTCTTCAGCTCCTGCTCAGCTTCCTTTATCCGCTTGCTCTTATTCTCCATGGAGCTGACAAGGTTGTTCTGATAGGCTGCACTCATATTCCCCATGTTTTTAACACTATTCCACGCCTTCTGATACCACGAGATATTTTCCTCAAGGCTCGAATATTCCGCCTTGGCAAGGGCTTCTGCTTTCTGATCCACTATGGCTTTGAGGTACTTCTCTCTGGCCGCTGCTCTTAGGCTCTCCACATACTTATCCAATGCCTTTTTAGCCTCCTCTGTCTGTGCCTTCTCTACCGTAAGGTTACCGTTGTATTCAGGAACCAAGCGGTTCAGCTCCGCCACAGCCCTACGGCGCTCCTCGTATGGCTTCTGTACATCTTTGGCAACTGCCAATAGCTGCTGCAAGTGATTCACCTCCACCGCAGTCTGTACATTCGCTTCCTTTATTGCATCATTATGTAGCTTCTGTCCTGTAAGCGCCTGCTTCTGCTCTCTATTGAATAACGCCATAGCCGTCACCCCTGCCCCTATCGCTGCCGCAAGCAATCCCCAAGGATTGGCTTTCATAATAGCATTAAAGGCGCGCATGGCTGCCGTAGCACGCTGTACATTTCCTGTCCATTTTGCTTTTGCCGCAGCATACAGCAGCGCCGCTGCCCTCCCCGTCTGCATTAGCGCCGTCTTGATCTTCAGCGCCGCATTATACAGCAGCGACTGCTGCCAGGCTTGTTTAGTGGCCACTGTGGCAAGGAGCACCGCTGCCTTATAGCTTACCACAGCCGCAACACAGACCCCTATCGTCTTTAGCAAAAAGGCAATCCGCTCCCTGAATACCTTCACACCATCGCCTGCCTCTTGCGTAACCCCTGTAAGCCAGCCCAGCGCTTGGACAATATAGGAGAAAAACCCTTGTACCAGGTCGCTGGTAAAGGTCTCCTTCCATACCTTCTTGATCTTCTCCCATATGGCCGCCGTGTTATTATTAACCTTGTTGAACTCCTCTTGTATGGAGGTACCCTCTTCCATCGCCTCCCCTGCCAACTGCATCAGCTCCCGAAAGCGATCGGCATTGTCCCCCGCCGCTCCTATGGCTTTCTGTACCTCCAGCGTGTTCAGCTTCAACCCCTTGAGCACCTCCGCCGTGCCTTCCGCGCCTAACCCTTTCATGCTCTGGGCAAATTTCAAAAAGAACTCCTCAGGCTTGGTCTCAAACAGCGCCTTGGCTTCCTCGGCCGACATACGCATTTGCTTGGCAAAGGCTTCCACATTCGTCCCCGCCACACTCATAAACCGCGAGTACCCGCTAGCGGCAATTTCTGCATCTATCCCCGACTCCTCAAAGGCCGCCCCTAACCCTAATGTCTGCGAAATCGTCGGCTTCAGCGCCCCTGGCAATTGTCCTATACGCGTGGCAAAATCGGATATATTCTCTTCACTGGCCGTACCATTGGCGCCCAGCTCGTTCAGCGCCGAGCCTATGGCGTTCAGCGCCTCCCCGTAGTTCTGCTCCTTGGTCTCCTGGAATAGGTTCTTGAGCTTACCTACCTTAGTGGTAACTGCTTCCAAACCTCCCTGGAACGAATCCCCAAGGGCAACGTAGATCTTGTCTATCTCCTCGGTAAACTCCCGCAGCTGATCCTTGTCCGTAATCCCCAAGCGCCCCCCTATCTGGGCAATATCCAGCAGCTCCTTTTTCCCTGTACGCGTGTCCAGCGCGTCAAAGTCATTCCACAGCTCCCTTACCTTCTCAGCCGCAAGCCCCGAAGTCTTCTCCACCCCCGTCATCACATCGGAAATCTCCAACAACTCCCCCACCGAATCCTTTGCCGCACCTGCAAGCTGACCCAAAAAGCCCGTAAGGAGGTTTCCCGTAACCATCTGTTTCACTCCAAACCAAAAGCCCTCACTCTTGCGCCCCGCTGCCTCAAGGGCGGAGCCTGCTCGCTCGGCACTCCCCGTCACCTGATCAAGCGCCGCCGTAGCCTGCTGTACTTCTGCTTTGATCCGTTCAAACTGTGCCTTAGCCTCCTTCAGCTCCTCCGCTTTCTTCTTGAAGGCTTCCGTCCCAGGTGTCAGGTGCTTCAGATCCTGCTCCAATTTCTTCACCTCTGCGGAAATCCCCGCAAAGCTGTCTTTTACCAGCTTGCCATTAACGGTGATGACCAAATCCGTCGTTACTCTCTTTGCCATTTTTTTTACAGTTGTTAGTGATTAGTGGTTAGTGATTAGTGGTTAGTGATTAGTGGTTAGTGATTAGTCGTTAGTCACTTGTCATTAGTCACTGTCTTCTGTCCACTGTCCCTGCAAAAATAAAAAGCCCTTTCCACATCGGAAAGGACTCTTTTCACTCGTCACTCGTCATTAGTCACTCGTCATTAGTCACTAAATAAGGTCACTTGTCATTAATCATTATTGGCATTAATCATTACCCATTGTATTCCTCGCAGAACGCCGCTATCTCCTCCTTATGCCTTTGTATGATAAAGGTCAGCGAGAGCATGTGCAGAAACATGTCTTTTACAAAGGCTTGTTCCTCCTTGTCAAAAAAGGTCGAGTCCTCCAACAGCTTCGGAAATTGCAACAACTTCTCTTGAAAATCGTCCTCCCTGTCTAACCTGTCGTCTATCTCGCAAAGCCAATATACTAACTTCCTACCAAGCACTTCATCTAACGGACGTGGTAATTGCTTCTCCCCTCTCATAGCACACCTCCTTCCTTAGCTTTAGCATTAGCAATCGCCCCATGCAGTGAGAGCACCGCTTTAGCAAACGTTTTACCCTTGCCCTCTTGGCAAAGCGCACTGATACGCCATTCATCGGTAATCTGACCCGTCTTGCCATTCTTCTTGGAGCCTACCTTGATCACACACTCCCCATGGGCTTCCTCCATAATCTCCTGAAAATACTCCTTGGCTACCTCCTCATAGAGTGTGTCCAGCCACCCCTTACGGCTTCGGGGCTGTGCCTTTTTTGGATACAATGCCTCCACTACGGGCATTGCTTCTGTTTGTTTGTTCGGAATTTGTAACATGATATAAAAAAATGAGCGGCGTGAGTAGGTGCTGTTACAAATTCCGTTAGATAGAAATTTTGCTATATATTACTATATAGCGACACCCTCACGCCGTGAGTTATTTTATTTTATATGATAGATTCGGATATAAGAATCCACGGAAATTTGTAACGTTGCAAAGGTACAACTTTTTTTCATTCCTCCAAATCTTTTCTCAAAAAAAATTTCACTCGTCACTCGTCGTTAGTCATTATAAGAGCTGTCGCCACAAGTACCGCGCTATAAGGAAGCATACCCCGTAGTACGTAAAAACGATAATCATCCCCAGTACTGCATCGGTATATTGGCCAAACAGGTACAGCCCAAAAGAAAACAATCCCACAAAAATCAAAAACAGCACCACACGCCCCAAGCGGCCACGTGCCCGATCCCGTTGTTTGAGTCGGTTAAAACCCGCCTCGTCCTCTATGGCTCGGATACGATCCGCCGAACGCTTGCCTATCACATCTGTATAGTACGAATACGCCACCGTGGCAACAAGGATCAGCAGCGCACCCCACCAGCGCACCACCCCCGCTATCCACAGCACTGCACCTACCACAAAGCCTATGATCACCACAAGCCCCCCGATAAACATCCAGTACTTGATCTCCTCCTCAATCAGTTGCTTTTTACGCACTTCTATGTCTGTTACTTTTGTTTCTTTTGTTTCCATTGCTTTTATTTTTTAAGTCTAACTACTAATCCCTAACACCTAATCCCTAATCCCTAATCCCTAACACCTAATCCCTAACCCCTATCACCTAATCCCTAACCCCTATCACCTAACACCCAACACCTATAAAAGTTTCCCCGCTTCTTGCTTGATATAGGCCACTAAGTCCTGAAGGTTTTTCTCATTAAAGCTATGGCCATTCTCCGCAGCCACTTTTTTCATATTATAGGTGGTCTCTGTAATCCCCATCGCCTTGGCCACGACCTTCCCTTTCATGCCAAAGGTCTCCACTATGACCAACACTTGCGCTCTTATCTCAGTATTTTCCATAACAAAAAGATGAGTAGAACAAATAATAACCAATGCCACCACTTAAGGGGTATTTCTACCTCAAATCTCGGTTGTTTTTTTTCTTTCATAATGTTTGCAAGTTTAAAAAATTAGTATTATTTTTGCCCTCAAATAAAAAGAGAGAGAATTGGGGGAGGCACCCCCCAATCCAAGCCTAAAAAATCTTAATTGAAATTTTCCTAAACGAAAATTCAAGAACTATTTTAAAGGATTTGCATTTAAAGACTATTTTTAGATGCATCTCTTTTTTTTTACTTTCAAAGAACCTCGCTGTCTTATCTGTCAGCATCCCCGACCTTCAAGGACATCACAAAGGTACGATATATTTTTATATCGTGCAAATATTTTCCTGCTTTTTTACCTGCCCTTTGTGTTAAAGTTTGTCCCTCGTCATTAATCATTATTGGCATTAATCATTGTGTACATCTTCCACAAGAACGCCTCTCCTGCCTCCTGTGCCACCAGTTCTATGGCAAACCCCATTTCTTTCATCACCTCGTAGATATCGTGTTCGCTTATGGGGGTAGTAGGTATCACCCCCACCACCATAGCCAATAGCTCAAGAGTACTCTTATAGACACATACCCAGCTCTCTGTCGTGGCATAGGGGCTGTAATACCTCCCTATCAACCCCCGAATCTCCTCTTTATAATCCTCCATACTCTTTTAATTACTAACCCCTAACACCTGCAAAAATAAAAGCCCCTCCCCAATCGGGAAAGGACTTTTTAAACCACTAATCACTAACAACTAATCTTGATTTTTTAATAGGAGAATTAGTATATAATATTGCCACGTAAAAAAATAGTTGTACTTTTGCAGAAAATACCTGAATAATGATTTTCGAGCAAGCAAAATTAGATGCCATAGGAAAAAAACATTCAAACATTTTCAATTGGAGAGGACAATTCACACCTGAATTTGTTCTTTATATATTACAACTATTTTCAAAAGAAAATGACTTTGTATTAGATCCTTTTTCAGGAAGTGGAACTGTATTACAAGAAGCGATTTATCAGAATTTGTACACTGCAGGGTTTGATATAAATCCTTCAGCCTATATGATGACAAGATTTTTTGAACTTTGTCGCTTAGATATACAAGAGAGATACAACCTTTGCTTTGAATTAGAAAGTAAAATTAACTTCTTATTGTCTTCTTACAAAAATAAAAATGTTTATATCCCTGATGAAGACTATAGAAAGGCTTATACTAATCTATTAGAACTTGCTTTGGATATAAAGAATGCTACTCTTACTGATGATGAACATATTTTTTTAGTAAATATACTCTTTCTTAGTGAAAAAGATAAAAAACTTTCTCTAAAAGACTCTATATACAAGTCATTCTATTTTTTGAAAGAAAAACTAATAGGATTTCTCCCTTACTCAGATAAGAAAACAAAAATCTTCTTAGATGATTCAAGGAATGTACATCAATATTTTAGCAACGAAGTAGATCTAATTCTCAGCAGTCCTCCCTATATTAATGTTTTCAATTATCATCAAAACTATAGAGGAATAATGGAGGTTTTTGATTATAATATACTATCTGTCGCACATAGTGAATTTGGAGCCAACAGAAAAAATCGCTCTAATAGATTTAAAACAGTAGTACAATATTGCTTGGATATGGAGCAATCTATCAAAAGTTTTTGGAAAGTGCTCAAAGAAGGAGCTAAAATAATATTGGTATTAGGAAGAGAATCCAATGTAAGAAATATACCTTTTTATAATGGTCAAATGATAAAAGAAATCATAGAGGAATGTAAAGGTTTTTCCTCTATAGAAACCTTGGAACGAAGTTTTAAGAATAAATTTGGAATGAATATAACAGAGGATATTATAATAGCCACCAAAACATCCCTGTTAGAAAATAAAGAAGTGGCAAGAAAAATAGCTAAAGAACATTTGCAAAACGCTTTACCTAAAGCTACTTCGGATATAGAGAAAGATATGCAAGATGTACTCAATATAATTGATGATATTGAATGCTCTCCTTTATTTAACAAACAAAAAGTTTCTAAATATGAGTTATACCCCGCATAAAGAAAAATTAACAGCAGCTTTAGCAAATCCAAAAGCTCAGCAAGATTTACCTATTTTACAAGAGGCTGTAAGAGCTTATGAGCATTGGAAAGAATCTATAGAAAGATTAACCACAACAGGAGCTATAAGACTTAAAGAAATGGTCAAACTCTTAAATGAATACAAAGATTTTTTAGAAATTGATTTAATAGCCTCTAAAGGTTCTGAATTTTTGAAGAGACAAAAAGGACAACTAAAATTAGATAATAGTGTAATGGAAGAGTTTTTAATAGACCTAATAACACCTAAAATTCTTTCTAATCTACCTAATTTTGAGTTAGGAACAGGACCTCAAACTTCCTTTATGTCTTTAGCCTTTCGTCCATCATCGGTAAGCCAACTAAATGAAAAACCTGAGATAGTACTGAAAACTAAAGATCAAGATTTTACCATTGGAAAAGAAATCTTCTACAGCTTCTCTTCTGATAATTCCTTTGATGTTCAAAAAACAATTAAAGGAAGTTTCTTTTTATCTGTATTAGCAGCTGAGTGTAAAGTAAATTACGATAAAACAATGTTTCAAGAATGTGCAGGAACTGCTTCTCGCCTCAAACAAGGATGTCCTATAGCTAGATATTATGCCTTAGTAGAATATTTAGATATGCAACCTGAAGATGTTAGATTAACAGATATTGACAATGTTTTCTTACTTAGAAAAGCTAAACGTTTACCTTTTGATAAAAGAAATAAATTAGATGAAATTAAAGCTCAACACAAAGATTTCCCCATTTCATATGATGTAATACAACTATTTGTTGATAAAATACAAGAGTTTATAAACGCTTCTTGGTATAATCCAGATGAAGCACTACAAAGAGGTTCCTTTATATAAACATAATATTTCCCCCACAACAACAAAGCCCGCCCCCAGCGGGCTTTT